AAAAGACACGATGACGATTTCGCCGAGGTACTGCTTTTCGATGGGCGGGCCCTGGTGGCCGCCGTTACGGTCCCCGTGAACGTCGATGTAATACGGATGGTTTTGATAACGCACGCCATCGGTCGCCACGCCAAGAGCCAATAGCGCACCGCTGAATGGGCTGGCGATGTAAATGTCATGCGCCCCAGTCTTGTACGTTGGGTGGCAGGTCAGCGAGTAACTGTATGCCATTTGTCAGCCTCAGTGCGATGTATGAAAAACAGGGCGGGCAGCAAAAACTTGCCACCCGCCCCGGTTGCTATGGTGTAGGTAGCTGCCTATGAACTAGGCGGCCACACTCTCAAACTTGAAGCAAGAGGCGGGAGCGATGATTCCAGCAAACTGGTCGCTCACGACATTGCCGTCGATTCGGCGGTTCTTCGGGTCGTTCATCGTCTCGACGGTCATATCCTCGTACAGGAACACCATCGCCGAGCTGAAGGAAGGACCGCTGTTGGCCTTGGCCATCAATCCGCCTGGGCGGCTCAACAGGTAGACCGTGTTGTCGGCACACACCCAAGAGCGGGTCGCGGTGGTCGCATTTCGGCGAGTCGTGACCATGACGGTATCTTCGACCACAATCGGGATGCCGTAGAGCAGCGAAGGCAAGCCGTATTCCGAGTAGTCGGGCAGCTCGTTCTTCCAGTGCTTCAGGGCTTCAGTCGAGTGCTTGATTGCATCGACCATTTCCTGACATTCGCCAATTTTGCGGGCGGTGGTGGGGTTCATCACCAGCCGCAAATCGCTCTTGGTCTTGACCACGCCGAGAGTATCCTTGGCAATCAGGTCGCGGGCGAAGTTGATGGACTTCTTAATGTCCATCCGAGCGGTGGTGGACTGGTCCCAGCGGCCAGAAACGCCAGTGATGGCGGTTACGGCGCTGCGGTGGCCAGTGTCCCAGTTGGCATTGGTTTCCAAAGCCAAGTGAAGCTGTCGGGTCCGAGCGGTCATCGCCTGCTGAGCATGGTTGGCAGCTTCAACCGCCTTGATGTCCCAGCCGGCTTGCTCGACAGCCTTTTGACCGAGCCGGAAGCTGAAGTTGTACCGTGTGGTACGGTAGTCGGCCCAAGCAATCGACTCAAGCCCGTCGTTATGGCTTGGGCGGTCTGCACCGTCAGGCCAAACAAACTCGTCCAATCCGCCACCGACCAAACGACCAGCCTGCTCGGCGGTCATGCGGAGGTAGTAGCCCGCATCCTTTTTGACTTCCCGATATTGGGCGTATCGGGCCAAGGGAAAATCCTTGGGATTGCGAGAGTATTGGGTAATCAAGTAGCCGGTGGCGGCATGGTCCTTGATGTAGACGTTACTGTTGCCCGGTTGAAATGCTGCGCCGACGGCCATCGCTTTTTATCCTCAAAAACGGTTTGTTTGTACGAAAAGAACAGAACCCCCGAGAGCAGCGAACTACGGTGTTTGGCCGTGTTCCAAAATCACCTTGCAGAGCTGGCCAGAAGAAGCGCCGGCCCGAGCTACTGCTGAGTAGCGGTCATTGGACGAGCAAGCGACAGCCGCGCCGTTGGCATCGGGCTTGAGGTACTGGCCGGCCTGAATCGTGCCGCCAGCAACCACTTCGCAAGTCTCGCCCATGCCAAACACTCGGCAGTATTCGCCAGTGGTTGCAGCCGGCCCTACAGAGCCGCCAGGAAGAACCGGGTCTTGCGGGGCGTAATCGCTCACGCCAATCGCAACGTCACCGGCATCGCAAACTTCGATTTTGTAGTCGTTGTTTACGAGGATATTGACAAAGACCGAGACGGGAATGTTCTCGCTCGCTACATAGGAAGGTGCTACGTGGGTCATCTGAACAGGCTCTCGCTATTGGGGGGTGTATGGTGAAAACAGGGTGAAGTGGAAGCGGTCTGCTTACGACCGGCGTTGGCGGGCCATGCTCAAGGCCGTGTCCCAGTCAATCCACTCGCCTTGGTTGATTTTCTCGTTGAAAATGTCTTGAGCGTTTGCACACTCGGCAGCGAACCGAGCGGTGTCGCGCTCGTTCATCGGCAGCTCGCCACGGGGCACACTTGAACCAGCCAAGGCGTCAGCCCGAGCGCCAATCTTTTCGAGCGAGTCGCAGTGCTTCTCAAACTCGCCGTCGCTCATTTCCGAGCCGGCCGAGTAGAGGCACTTTTCCAGCTCCTCCTCGGAGTCAATCACGCTGTACCGGCTGGCCAGCGTCTCGATTCGAGCTTGCCGCTTCACGTCAGAAGCGTTGCGGTGCTCGGCTTCCATTGCAGAGGTCATTTGGGAAATCGTGCCCATCTGCTGACGGAGCACGTTTTCCAATTGGTCGATGCGAGCTTGGTAGCGGTCCACATCGACGTAGCGCTGGGCGGAGAATTGCTGGGGCTGTTGGTTCATATCGTCGTCGTCCTCGATTGGGGTGAGTTCATCGCCGTCGCCATCGCCGGCAGGAGCGCCACCCATTGCGCCGGGAGGCATTTGCGGGGCAGCACCAGGAGCGCCAGCGGGAGCACCGCCCATCGCGCCAGGGTCGCCAGAGCCAAGGTCGCCGCCACCCAAGCCAGTGCCTTGAGTCACAAACTGCGGCATGGAGCGAATGAATTGAATCTCGGGCATTTGCTCAATCGCTGCCACAATCGCCGCAATGTCTTGGTCGCTGATGCTTTGGCCGTTCATTTCGTCCTCTTGGCTTGGAAAATTCGTTTCGTCGTCGTAGTGGGTCTTGTCCACATTGGTATTGGACCCGCCCGGAAAATATGCCGGTGCCACGACCGAGTAGCGCTCAATGTCGGCTTCCTCGGTCGAGTCGTACTTGGCCGGCATCGCCAGCCGAGGAGCCTTTGCCCCCAGCGCCGCAATCGGGTCAAACCATCGCTGGCCCGTGCTGCGGAGCGTGTTCAGTTCAATCGAACGGCGAGGCGCGGATTGCACGTCGTTCAATCGGTCTTTGCGGTGGTACTCGTCTCCGAAGATGGCAAAGACTGGCTTTTCGTGCCCAATCATGCCGAGGCGATAAGGGCCGGCAAATCCAATCACGTCCGGGTCTTTTGCGGTCGGACTGTCGGAAGTGTGGCCGAGGGTAATCGCCTGAAAATTCTCACGGTCGAGTATTTGGCTGTTGTTCTCGTTGAGGATGGTCACAAGGTCTTGGACGCCGATATGCTTCACCTGCCCGTTCGGCTCCACCTTGTCATGCTCTGCAAAGTGGCAGTGTGCAGGACTGAAGGAAAACCGCTCGGCAGGAAACTTTTGGGCGGCAAGCTGCCGGCCGCGACTCGGGCCCTTAGCGCCGTCCCAAGCGTCCCAGACAACTCGATTCCGCTGGTTGAAGTCCGGCACTTCGTTCATCAACGCTCGGTGCGCCCGAACGATGAAGGCGTGCTCGTTTTCTCCGGCCTGCGGTTGCAAATTCAAAGTCAAATCCCCAAACGAAAAAAGCCACAAGAAACCCCGGTTGGAGTCGCTTGTGGCTCTGTTATTCAGTCGCCAGTATGTTTTGCGGGCTTAGCCTTGCGTCAGCTTAGGCCGGCCCGATTGCTTGTCTTGGTCGGATTTCATCGTTCGCTCGGAAGAAACCCGCACAAACGATAATGTTCCGTTGTTGTAGGTCAACTCTAATTTCACATTGCCGAAAAAATTATTCCGGCTTACTCGCATCTGGTGCTCGATTTCCAGCATCATATCCCGAAACGCATGGTCGAGAACACCAAATTTCGGTTGTTCTGTCGTCACTCTGCCCCCCAGCAGGAAACTATCGGCCGCCCGTCACTCGCTGCTGCTCCTCAAACTTCGCCAAGGCGTCATCAAGCGAACTGGCCAGCACCGCCAAAACCTTGAGATACTCCGCCGTGCCGGCAATCTTGAGCGAAGCAATCTCGCCATCCACGGCCGTCAGGTAATTGTTCCAGTTCACGTTGCCATCGCGGTTGAGTAGCACTTGCTCCCGAGCGAGCTTGGCTGCTTTCACGGCTTCCGCCAGCGACTTGCCTACCGGAGTGTTCGTTGCTACTTTCCGCCAGGCTTCGGCCAAGGATTTCGCGGTTTTCTGGTCCCGCGTCTTGAGCGCTTCGCTTATTGAGGCTTTGCGCAACTCCTCGTAATCGGTAGGGGTCGGCTCCTTGGGTGGCGGCTCCTCGCTACCGCCCTCACCGCCAACAATCACCACCAGCCAAACAGGCCGGCCGGTCTTACTTCTCACCGAGACGTTGAACTTTTCGCCCCGGGCCCCGGGAATCAGGTATTCGCCCGGCTTGTACGGTTCAAGCACTTGCGGGGGAAATGGATTCTTCTCGGGGAAAACCTCGATGTAGTCGTTGTCCTGATTGGCGACTTTCAGCTTGGCCGCATACTTCTGCCCGGGCCTCAGGCCCTCGCTGA